CGGTCTCCGACTTGGTGATCCCACCAGTCACTTCCGTCCCGGCGTTGTAATCCCACAGCTCGAAGGTGGTCGCGAAGTTGGTGAGGGCAGGCTTGTCGGTGGGGAAGAGGAAGGTATCCTCCACGCCGTCCGCCAGCCAGGCGACGATGTTGAAGCGGTCCCAGGTAATGTGGTCCAGCCCGTGCATGGAGAGGGCGCCATCCGTCAGTTCAGTCAGGGACTGTCCCCAGACGTGCTTGGTGGACTTGGACAGGGACAGGTTGACCGTCACGTCGATGGCGTTCTCGTCGAAGCTGGGCATGTTCACGATCGCCCGCACACGCGGCAGGATGTAGTTATGCCACTGGGAAACGCCATCCCCATCGTGGAAGGCCAGCTGGCTGATCAGGAAGGTTCCGTCGATCTCCAGCCCCTGCTTGTCGGTGCCAAAAGCCATGGAGCGCCCGCCGCCCACGATGCGGGTCTTGACCGCGCTGAGTGCGGCAAAGGTGACCTGGTCGATGTACGAGAGGTGAAACTCGGCCGTCTTGGCTTCGATCGAGGGCAGGTAGATCGTGTCGTTGACCTTACCCTGGGAGACGTTCACGATCGGGCGGGGCGCGCCCAGGTTGAGGATGAGATTTTTGGGGCCGGAAAATTCCAGGCCTTCATACGCGTCTGCCGCGGCAAAGGTGGGATAGCCCGGGTGGTCGACTCCGCCGACGTTGTTGATCGGGAAGAACACCGCGCGGTAGACATCGGTTCCCCAGCCAATTCCAGAAGGATCTGTCATGTTGCATTCTCCTTTACTAGAACCTTACCCGCTGCGTGATGACACAGGAGAAGGTTTGAATGATGAAGTTTGGGTTGCTGCCCGCGATATCCTGCTGCAGCCCGCCGCTCGCGCTGAGCACGGTCCGGCTGATATTGTTGGTAGCGTTGAGCGCATCCGGCTTCAGCAGGTTGAAGAGCGCGCTGCGGACCGCTTTGAAGCGAGGCAGGGACTCCTTGCGGCTCTTGTAGCGGACATACAAGTCGAAGATCACGACCCAGTTGACGAACACGTCCCGGCCATCTGCCCGGGTCTGCGGGAAGGCATCCGGCTGGAAGATCGCCCAGTGGTCTGCGCCACGGTTCACGACCGAGTCGTCGTCGGACACCTGGTTCGCTTTCGGAAAGTAATCGGTCAGGGTCCGAATCTTGGTCATCAGAGCTGCTTCACACTCGCCGTAATAGTCGGTCATTGCTTGCCTGAGAGGACGGTGTATTTCAGGCGCTTCGAAACCTCTGCTGGCACTTTGGAGAGCTCATCGAAGAGCACATCCAGCAGGTAGGGCCAGCGACCGCGGTGGATCCGGGACTGCCAGCCGGAGGCAAGACCGCCAATCGCACCTGCAGGTGATTCGTTGTGAAGCGACGCGCCAAAGGGCTCCATCTGATCCTGCCAGCCGAATCGGTAGCGGTTCTGACGACGGTACGGGATTCCTTTTCCAAAACCACCGGTGGCAAAGAACGCTCGTCGCTGCCGTTCGCTGTCCCATTGCACCGGATGGGTCACGGGCTTGCCTTCAACCATCATCCGTTTGCGGACGTTGGACGCGACCTGGCGCATGGATTCGATGCCGGCCTGAAATAGCGCATCGATCAGGGCAGGGATCTGGCGAAAGTCTCTCATCGCTTGTCCCAGTCCTGGAAGCGGTTGCCGAAGCCTTCCCGCTGGAAGATGGGATAGGTCGCCTCACCTTTTTCGTTGGTGCTGCGGAAGCCGATCTCGTCGATGTTGGAGGCTACCCGTTCGGCGCCGTCCTGCTCGAGCCCGGGGGCATACTCCAGGACCCACTCGTCCAGGTCGTCCCGGATCGCGCGCCAGACGGAAAGTCCTTTGTCAGTGAACTTCTCGGTCAGGAAGCGGCCTTTGCTGTTGGCATACGCACACAGGTCAGCGACCAACTGCTCCACGATAGAGGCGGTCACCAGGACCCCGCGCGAGGTGGTGATGGGCACAACGAAGCCGTACTTCGCCAGGGCAGTGTTGAGGAGCGCACTCACCTGGTTGATCCACTTCTCGACCGTCGTCAGGGAGGGGTTAGTCCCGTCCTGGTAGGCGTCGGCATCCAGGAAGGTGTCGTCGGTGGTCCAGGTGCGCGCGAGTGCGGCCACTCCTTCGACGGTCCCGTAGCTATCGGATGCAATAGACATTGGTGATCCTTAAAGAAGCAGGAACCAGACTTCGACCACGTCTCCAGCGCCGCCGCCGGAGACCGCGATGTCGATCACGTCGTCGACGGTGAGCGGGGCGTATTGACCCGCGATCGCAGAACCATCTGCGACCCCATGCACCGCGGCGCGCGGTTGGTACCAGGCATCTGCCGTGGCATTGGCTAGGGTCAGGATCGGCACAGTCAGGGAAGAGACGCCTTTGGTGGCGATCGCCAGGTCCACGCTGGAGCCGCCGTCCAGTGTGATCCGGACCCCCACAGCCATGATCACTCCATCGATCCGCTCCGTATCCAGAGACGCGTCGGTGTCGGGGTATGCGCCAACCGTGAGGCTATAGGGACCGACAATCATTCGTCCTCTTCGGAGGCTTTGGTCCGGCGGGAGCGGCGCTTCGCAGGCTTGGCTTCCTCACCCGGCTCCGTTTCGGTGGTAACGGGCTCTTCCCCGAGCACGACGCGTGGTTCGGCAGCTGCCTTTACGTCAGCGCTGCCCAGGGTGTCGGCCAGGTAATCCTGCGAGGTCACGTGGATCTCCTCCTGGCTTTCGGCGTCGCGCACATCCAGCAGGGGATGGGCGATCGCGGCGGCTTCGAAGCCAGCGGGCACTGCGCGCCATTCGGTATGAACAAATTCATGGCCGGAGAACGCGATCACCGGCCCCATCTTGTAACTGTCCTTGGCTTTGGCTTCCAGTTTCTGGGACATGGTCACTCTCCTAAACTAGTAAGGGCGGGCGGCACGCTGCGTAGGCCCGCCCTTACAGTCAATATCAATTGAGAACCGTTCTAGGTGTTGCCCATGTAGGCCAGGCGCCAGTCACCATAGAAATGGTTGTAGCGCGCATAGAACTTGAAGTAGTAGCGGCCACCATCGGGAGCCATCGGATCGAACCAGGCGCTCTGCAGGTTGGGCTTCTCGCGCATGGCGATGATGATCGGCTTGGTGTTCTCGTTCGAGGCAACCAAGATCCAGGCAGTCGAATCCAGCTGCGGTGCCACGATGTATTTGAGCACGCCGGCGTAGGGATTGGCCTTCGTGGTGTCGTCATTTCCACCAACTGCCTTCGTGATCTGGCTGGCCACTACGTTCAGGTCTGGAGGCACGACCAGCAGGTCGTAGTTGTACTGGGTGAAGTTGCCCTGGTCGTCGCGGGTCTTCTGGGCTTTGACGTAGATCGCCGGAAGGTTTGCCAGGGAGAGTGTCGAACCGTCCAGGTTGTCCTGTCCAGTGGTGTAGGCTGCACCTTTATCCGCATGATCATTGGCAAAGAAAGCTTTGCCGTCATAGGCAGCGCCGAAGTTGGTCACCGCATCGCCATCGTTTAGGGCCTGGAAGGCCTGTTGGGCAATGTGGCGCTGGAAGTTATCGCCAGCCGAGCGGACCTTGCGGTCCAGTTCGCCGGTCTGGTCATCCTCGACGGCATTGTGAGAGATGAAGACAGTGATATCCCAGTCGAGTGGGGTCACGGTCAGCTTCTTCTCAATGAAGTCCTGGACCTGCGCGCGGCCGCGGTTACGCAGCGGCATGGGCGCACCACCCAGGTCCACCAGGTCGATGGACTTGGCAGTCATATCGATGGTGGTGGCGATCGGCGCGTAGGCCGGCACAGCAGGCACGGCTGTGGTCAGGAAGCCCGTACGGGCTGCGACCACGAGATGTTGAGGAACGTTACCGGAAATCATGGTGTCATCTCCTTATGCGCCAGCGCAGATCTGCGGCGTGGTGAGCTCGACATAGGCATAGCCATCCTCGACCTTGACGAGTTTCCCGATCTGCGGGTTGTCGCCAACGGTCTCGGACAGGGTGGCCGAGTCGGACATGTACACGGTCTTGCCGAGATCGGCGTTCGTGAACACGGTGGATTTGAAGCCGACGACCGTGGGAGCGACATAGACTTCAAGGACGTTCTTGTCACTCTCGGTGTCACCGGCGACAATCGTTTTACCTTCAGCAGCGATCCCGAGGCAAACATCAGTCGGGGCAACTACGCGGGCATCCACAAAGGGCATGGCATTCTCGGCGTCGCTGGACTGGTCGATGATGATCGGCTGTCCCTTATAGATCGTCACCGCGTAGGCAGTGTCAACCGGGAAGCGTTCCGATGTGGTCTCTCCGAGGAAGCGGAGAGGGGCATCAGCAGAAAGGTTAGCCATCGTTTACTCCTTCTCCTTCATGAACTCGACGAGGTTGTAATTCTCGGCAGGCCCCAGCTCGGGGTTCTGGGCAAAGAACTCGACGATCGGTTTCCCCGCGTCGACCCACTGGCGGGCATAGGGCTTGATGGCGGCGGGCAGGTGGGGCTTCTGAATGAAGCCATCGCTGTCGAAGCCGTGCTCAGCGAAATCGATCGCCGCGGTGAGTGAGGCTTCTAGGATCTTCTCCACGGCCTGCGCCTGCTTTTCGGGCAGGGAGAGGAGCAGAGCGACCAGGTCATTCGGGCGGACCTTTAGACCGAACGGCTTCTCGCGCGTACCGCCTGCGATCCGGGCCGCGAACTCCACCGCGCGAATCTTGCGCTTCTCGGAGCGGATGGCTTCCTGAGCCATCTCTGCAGCGCGCTTACCCAGCTCTTCCACTGCATCGGGAGTATTCAAGAGCTCCCGCAGGGTGGGGCTGGTCGTTTCTGGTTCGGCTGGCGGATCGGCCTGATGTTCAGCCGGTTTATTTTTCCCGACTGCCTCAAGAATGCCAGCCTTCAGATCAGTAAACATTTCTTCAAGTGTCTTGGGCATGTCAATCTCCTTTATGGATTGGGATAACTCGACGGGCCGGAGCAGGATCTGGCCCGTTTCAAGGCGGGTGGCTGGCCAGTTGGTCAGCGACCCACCCAGAATCACTTTGTTGGTGGGATCGGTGGAGGGCGAGAAGAAGCGGCGGATGTTGCCCTTGATCAGGTCGATCCCTTCGTTGGTCCAGTTGACCAGGAAGCGGATGATGTTGCGCGCCTGATCGAGCTCGAGCCCGACGATCCAGCCGGCGCCGCCCGCGTGGTCGTGCCGGTCCTTGTCGATCGGGAGTCCCACAATCTCCCCGCTCTCGGTGCGTGTGGACTCGATGATCTTCTGGGTGTTCTCGATGTAGGACTGCAGCTCGTCCGCTTCGAAGCTCACCTCTTCCCCCGTCATGGAGACGAACGTGCCTGCCGCCAGCCCATCGATGTACTTGAGCCCGAGGGGCTCGACGAGGCCGTCTGTAGACAGCTCGGTGAATGAAAATTGGGATTGCATGTTTACATACTGCATCTCGACCGCGGTCCAGGCGTCGCGGGCATCGAAGACCACCTTGCCATCGTCGTCGAAGCTGTACTTCGCCTTGTAGAGCTTCTCGCCTTCCTCGACGATCACATAGCCATCATAGACTTCCTTCACATAGCAGCCTGGCATGGGCTCGGCATAGATGCGGTCGAAGGTTTGATAGAAGCTGTCCCGGACCGCCATCACTTTCTTGTCAAGCGATTCGTCGGACAGGTGCAGCGCGTTTGTGATGGTCGACCACATGGCACTGAACGCCGCCTGCATTTTCTCTTTGGCAGGCCTGTTGGCATACAGGGCTTTCATGTGACCTTTGGCGTCCTCTTCGGTGCCGTGGCATTTCACTTTCTCGCCAGCGGACCCGTCGGCGTTCTCTTTATGAACGCACCAGCTGTCACCATCTTTTTTGATCATCCAGGGCATAGCTACTCCAGGAAACAAAAAAGCCGTCACTGCCCCGTGAGGGGAAAGTGACGGCCCATTTCAAGACCAGACGCAATTATTCGACTTTCAGAATATTAGCACAATAGCATGAATTTTACAATACGATGTAACCTTTCGATTCCGTTACGGCCGAAACGCCAGGCTCACTCCGGTGGAGTCTTCTTGGACAAGCTGCCTGCGAAGAAGGGGATCTTCTCCGTGCGTACGATCTCCACGCTCCAGTCCTGAGCACGCACATCCTGTTTTTGGAGCGAGATCTCGTAAACGCCGGGCGGCAGGTTATCGATCATACGGGCCAGCTGCACAACGCGCGGAGACAGGTCAGTCGCAGGTTTGGTTGTTTGATTGGGATCGGTTTCCATGGTTCACCTCAAATAGTAAAAAGACGGCCGGAATCATCGACCAACACATGCATACATCGATAGCCTTTGCATTCGAAATTGCGGTTCGGTGGGATGGCATCGTGTGCGATCCACCAGGATGCGCGGTGGCGCTTGCCTTTGTATTTGTAGCAGTCGATACACGTTTCGTCGCCATCCTCACCCACAAAGGTCAGCATGGTATTGCCGGCTCCCCAGACTTTGAATTCGTTGTAGACCATATCCAACGTCTTGGCGTAGCCGTCCGCGCGTTGCTGGGCGATCACCTCGGGGACCGTGTCCTCCGACTCCTGCAGCTTGATCAGTCGCAGGCTGACCAGCAGGCTCTCCACAAATCCCATCTCAGCAGCCTTGTATGCTGCCAGGAATGCCAGCGCGTCCACCGTCAGGATCCGTTCACCCGAGCCATCCGCCCAGGCGGCGACGGCAGCTGCCACGAACGCGACTTCGACCGCCGTGCGCATCGCGTCCCGAAAGTCTTTGTCTATCTTCCTGCGATCGGTCAGGTAGGAATGGACTGCCTCGTAGACCTGGTCGGCGTAGGTCTTACGGACAGCCGAATATTCCGCCAGAGAGAACTGCAGGAGCGTGCGCGCCTGGGTGAGATTACTTATTTTCACTCAGTCTCCTGCCGGCGAAGTTCAGCGACTCACGCAGCGCTGCCTGGGTCTGCTGGGCCTGCTGCTCTGGAGTCAGGACCGGTTCCGGCTTCTCGGCGCCAGGTCCCGTGATCGGCTCCTCGGGATTGTTCTCGGGCAAGAAGCCGGCCCGCTTGCGGATCGCCTTGAGATCGTCCTCGCCCAGCGGCAGGATGTCTCGCATATTGGAGAGGAAGGATCCAAGCGAGTCGAGCGCGATGTTGTTCTCCACGTGGGTGAACTTAATCCTGGGTCTCTTGGTCAGCCCGGGAAATTGCGCCTTGTTCCACTCATACAGCCGGCGCCCGATCTGCGCGTCATACTGCTGGGCGAAGCCGTCCATCATGCTGTTGAAGGTGAAGACGGCCAGCTGGGTGGTATCCACCTGGCTAGCGAGTGCGCCGGTGCCGGTCAGGGTGTTGAGTGCGATCGTCTGCATCATATAGACCGAGAGCGCGAGGATTGAATAATGCTTGATCGCCTCGAGGATGGATGAGGCTGCCTGGAAATTGATATCCATCACCTGTCCCTCGTAGCCGAACGGCCACACGGCATAGTTCCCTTCCTGGGCAGTCAGGATGGCACGCGCTGCAGATTTGATATTGCTCCGATCATCATCGGAGATCGTGCCCTCCTTGGTGCGGGTGACCGCCAGGTGCCCGGCGGAATGCTCGAAACCAATACCCTGGATCACCTCGAGCCCGTACTTGATGCGCTCGAGCCGCCAGACCGCCTGCAGGGGAGAGTTGCCCTCCGGGTTGTTTGGATCCCCGAAGGTCATGTGCAACGCATGGCTGAGCGGCAGCTTTATCTGGGGGTTGGGATAGTCCTGCTGCCACATGGCGGTCATGCGCTTCTTCGAATTGAACTCCCAACGCTGGAAGGAGTTGGGGTCTCGTGGGGAGAGACGGCGTAGACCAAACAGTCCATCGTCTGCCTCGGACCGCCATTCGTCTTCGGGGTCGGGCGGCTTCCACGCCGGATCCCGCAGGGCAGGCACCGCGTCCCACCAGAACCAGCCGTCGAACGGCACGCGCGAGACCATGGTTTCGATCAGCTCGCCGAAACCACCCTCCATATTATCCAGGTCCGAATAGATGAAGTCCTGGTAGCGCTTGTCATCGTCAGACGGTTCCTCGGGCAGTTCCACGATGGGGGAGATGTTGCGCCCCCAGGCTGTAAAGGCGCGTGTAACCATCACAATCTCCGGCATCGAGGTGCGGATCCGAGAGTAGAGCGGTGCGACGTTTGGCCAGAAGAGGGCGGAGTTATATGCTTCGTTGACAAAACCCGAGTAGGCCTTGAGTCCGAGTGATCCGATCTCCTCGGCTTGGTTGATCACGATCCGCACCTCGGGCCGTTCGGCGAACTCTGCCGGGCGTTGACCATTTGTTTTTGTTTCTTCCATCCTTCACTTCCTTTCTTGTTCGATGCGTCGATCGCATCCAGATCCGGACCAGGACATAATCGTAAGCAGGGATGCTGAGCAAGGCCGGCGCCGGGTTCATCAGTTCCACTTGTATGCGTCTGGCGAGGGACATTCAATCAGGTATTCCACGAGTGCGACGGAGTAGTCCGGGTCCCGCCAGATCACCCGGCCGTCCTCATCGACGAGCGCGATCAGCTTCTTCCAGAAGAAGACCAGCATGACACCCGAAGCGATCACACGCACCCCGCCGAAGGTGGGTCTCATCGCCATGGGTTTTGGTACTCCTCGACATGCTCGCCGCCGGCGCCGGACCAGTCCGTTTCCATGGAAACGAGCTCGTTGAAGGCGCCCGAGGACGCGTCCATGATGTCGTCGTGCGGCAGGTCCGGCTGGCCATGCATGTGATTGAGCCACATCTCATTCCACGCGCCGCGCACGAGCTTAACATTGCCCGCCAGCGACTGGGCTGCCAGGGCCTTGGCGCGAGTGATCTTGTCTCCCTGCGGAGGAACGCCGACGCCATCATAGCCCACCAGCATCGTCACGATATGCACGTTGTCCCGCTTCCCACTGGCGCCGCCCTCATGTTCCCAGCGCTGCGCGACGGTCGGGCCATCCTGGGAGGCGGTGTTCTTCATGGCATCGTCGGTCTTGGCTGGATCGATCTGCTCGGCACTACAGTCCAGCACATAGTAGATATCCCGCACGCGCTTCATCTTCACGCTGGCGGTAAAGTCCGGGTCATCCTTCTTCATCTTCTTGGCCGTGGCTGCCAGGTCCCAGAAGCGCACAGTTGTGCCCCCGGCCGGGACCGCATCCACGATCTCGAACCAGCTCTTATTGAAGATCTTGCCCGCAGCCGGCACGATCTTCCAGTTGCCGCCGCGCTGCTTGTCACCCAGCAAGCGGGCGCGGTCTACAAAGGATAGCGCCTGGAGATTCGCCAGGTAACTGGGATCCTTCTTCAGCAGGATCTCGTTGTCGTAGACCGTGGAGACCACGAAGGTCACACTCTTGGGAATGCTGTTCGGATGCGCGCGCTCCAGTTCCTCGCGCGTATCCGCCCAGTAGGTGACGTCATTCTCTCGCACCATCCAGCGGACCTTGCCGCTGCGATCGAGGATGGCATAGCCGTGCTCGTCGATCCACCAGCCCAGGAAGTCGGCGAGCCAGCCAGGCTGGGGGTTGCAGGATGCTCGCACATACGGCTGGATCCCGCACGTGGATCGGTTGCGGGAGAGCATATAAAAGAACTGCTTCTCGGTGAACGTCTCCAGCTGGTCCCATTCGATCAGGGCGATCTGCGCGCCGCGCCAGGCATCCAGATCCGTCTCGTACTGCAGGTGAGCGAAGGAGATCTTCGCACCAGCCGGGAAGGAGTAGAAGTGCTCGTTCTTGTTCTGGCGGCCGCCCAGCAGGGGATAGATGTTGCCGGCCTCATCCCACAGCGCACCTTCCTTGGTGATCTCGGGGATGGTCCGTCGGAAGATGACCGCGCCGAAGTCCTTGTTCTCGATGTGCCGCAGTGGCTCGAGCAGGAGCGACCAGGTCTTACCGCCACCCGCGGCGCCACCATAGATGGCGATGTCCGCAGAGGACGCCAGGAACTGCTCCTGCCGCGGCTGGGGTCGGATATCGATCACTTCAGGCTGTGTGACTGTCGCCATCTCAGGTCCTGTTGTTCCCAGGGATATAAACATTCACGATGGGCTGGATGGGGTTGCCTTTCTCGTCCCGATCGATGAAGAGGCTGTGATGTTTGCCGATGAGCTCGAGCGCCTTCTGTGGATCATGCAGCTCCACCTCAACCCATTCACCTTCCCACGTTTCTGCCTCCTCACCTTTTCCATGTACCAGGCGCTGGCGTTTGGACTTAATCTTCTTAATCAGGTGCAGATGATTCTTCGCTTCTTCGTCGGAGAAATCGAAATAAACAAAGCCGTCATCGTCGACGCGAATAAACGGTGCATGCGACGCGCGGGCCTGCTCTGCCAGGCGAGCCATCACTTCATCGGCGCCCATCGCGCGCTGCTTCAGTCGGGCTGAGATTTCGGCCTGGATGTTAACATTTGCTAATAAGTTGGACCCTAAGACACGCGCTGAATCGTATGAAGCCCTCGGATAGGTAGCCCGGTAAGCCGTGGTCGCATTCCAGGAAATGAGATATTCCTCGATGAATTTCTTGTGCTTCTCGCTCAGCCGTTTCTTTTTTTCCATGACCGGTCACTCTCTTGATTTCTTGCGTGCGCTCCAGACCGAATCGTACAGGGACAAAAAGTCCCAGCAGCCCGAAGGGAGCAGCTCTTCCTGGACCACGCGAACAATGGCATCGTGCTGGCCAGGCACGTAATCGTGAAAGGCGATCACGCCGCCCGTCTTCACGAACTTCGACCAGGCGTAAAAATCCGCACAGACTTCCTCATATCTGTGACCGGCGTCGATGAAGAGCAGATCGACTGGTTTGGACCAACTCATCGCAGCTGCCACGGTGTTGGATTTGATCGGACGGATGTCTTCCCATAAGCCTAGACTCTGCAGATGTTCCTGGAACTTTTGGAAGACCATTGGATCGTGGTGGCGATTGGGAGTATAGACTCCCAGATCCCACAGATCGACACAGTAGATGCGGACCCGCCGACCCTGCTGCCGCACGCCAGCCGCCAGGTAGCACGTGGACTTGCCCTGGAAAGAACCAAGTTCGACGATCACGCCCTTATGAGGCACTTGGGCAGCCAGGTACGACAAGTGCTCACCTTCTCCCGGGCGAACGCTGGAGGTGGACTTCATATTGACGATCTTCTCGTGGAGGTCGGTCGCCAGGATCATAGGTACTTCTTCACTTTCTTCACGAACTGCAGGGGGTCAAAGGGCTCCCCGATCAGTCGGCAGCGCCAGTTAACAATCTCTTCGTCCGAGCGGACCGCGCGCTGGAAGAGCGCCAGGGTGTCGTCTTCGGCCAGGATGTCCAGGGGATAGGCAAGCAGGTCGCGATATTTCTCCCAGTTCATGACATACTGGAACGTGTTGTACTCCTCGCAGCCAATGCGCGGCGGGTACTGTTCAGACATCATCACAGTGGGCACGCCCCGGGCAACCGCGATGTAGGCGAAAGTCTGGTGGGAGACGACCACGTCCGCTGCATCGATCTGGGCATAGGACTGATCAGGCTGGCCTTCCACGTAGATCACGCCAGGCGCTTCCCACAGACCATTTTTGTCCAACCCGCGCAGGGAGCGGACCGTCAGCTCAATCGCACCTTCCTCCACCAAGGGCAGGAGCTTGCGGAAGGTGTCTGTATTGAACTTCTTATCCGGCTTCGAGAGTGTGCCGTTCGAGTTGGGATGGATGGGTGCGAACAAGATCTTGTAGGCCCGCTCGCGCGGCTGAAAGGGTTTCATCGGGCACAGGTACCAGCCGGTCACCTCGAAGGGGTCCGTCAAGCCGATCTGTTTCAGGATCTCGATGTGCCCTTCAGAAGAGACGAAACGTGCGGTGATGTAGGGCAGGGGAGGATAGCCTTCGAAGTCGTTGAACAGGTTAGGACGGGCCGCATGGGGATAGAGGAAGATCTTCTTACCGCGTTGGCGGAAGCTGGCCAGGCTCTTGGCGCGTGCTTTGACATCCGAATCAGAGAAGACTATATCGGCATAGCCCGCCTGGGCGGTCCAGATCCAGCCAGCCGACTCCATTGCACGCACGAGCGGCAGTCCTTTGTTCTGGTGGTTGTAGAAATAGAACTTCATGGGAACTGCACCTCCAACCCAAGCGCGCGGAGCACAAATATCAGGATGGCAATGAAGAGCGCCAACCCCACCGGCGCGACGATCGAGATGATCAGGGCCGTGGTCACCCCCGGTAGGATCTTCTCCCGCCACCAGGTGCGGCGCTGCTCCGCGCGGACCCGCTCCCGATCGGTCAGCTGATCCTCCAGGGTCTTCTTCACCTCGATCTTCTCCTGGGTGCTGAGCCCATCCTTGTGATCCAGCGCAATCTTATAGCGCGCCTCCGCCTCTCTCAACTCCATGTTGGCGCGATTCATGCGGGTCTGCTCCAGGTCCAGCTTGAGGTTCTTGAACGCTGCCTCCATTTCGTCGAACCTTTTCACTGTCTGCGCGTTGGCGTTGACTGCCGTGCGGACCTGATCGGCAACATGTGCTTCGAGTTTCTGGATTTCCTGTTTCATATAACTGGCAAGCTCGACAGCCAGGGTTACGTCCAGTTTGTCAGCCTTTTCCAGCACCTGCGCCAGTTTGGGATCGTCGATGGTCATGCTCGGATCTCAATCCCGAACATCCCTTCCAATTCCTGGTTGGTGATGTCCGGCAAATAACCCTGGGTGGTGTCGACAGATTCGTGGTGAGCCAGGCGCTGAAGCTGGTCCAGCGAGAAGCCCGGCTTCCCAAGAAGTCTGCAAACGTTGTGTGTCCCGTTCTTGTAATTCGTGAGGGCTGAATGTCTCATGCTGTGCGTGCCGAATTCCAGCTCGTCGTCACCCGGCAGGTCCAGCATCTGCCTCATTGACTTGAACATATAGTAGACATCCATGGGATCAGCTTCGTGCTTTGCAGATCCTTCTCCAGCCACAAACAGGTCGGCGATATCGTCCTCGCCCCGCTGCTCCAACCACTTGACAGCCGCCTGGCGGGTGGTGTCAAAATAGAGCAGGGAGAATTTCTTCCGACCCTTGCCGATCACCACATTGGTGTTGTTGCGGGCCGGATCCAAGAAGCTGTATTTCTCCACCTGGGCCAGCTCCGCCCGCCGGCCGGCAGACTCGTAGGCGAGCATCAGGATAGTGGCCTTCTGGTATTCCTGGCACTGCATCAGCCGGTTGAACAGATCCATCACCGTGGTGTCATCGAGGAAGATGATCGGCTTGATGGGCTCTTTTTGCAGGCTCCTGATCAGCCTCGAGGCATTGATCTCGTACTGCCAGTCGTCGTCGAGCTCTGCATATTCCAGCATCGATCGCAGACATGCCATCAGGACATTGCGCCGGCTGTTGGACAGTCCTCGCTCCTCGACCAGGCACAGAGCATAGCGCATCAGGTCCTTGCGGGTCAGCTCCAGCACAAACCGGTTGTTATACGCCCGAAATAGATGGCAAAGAAAAGCACGCAGATCTGATTGGTACTGGGTGATGGTGATCGGCGAAAGTTTCCGAGTCCGCATGTCCAGAATGAAATCGTTCAGGAGCTCTTTGCTCTGTGGATTGACCTGGTCCCAGATCAGTTCGTCGAAGGTTTTGTTGTATACGCGTGCCATTATTTCCTTTCTGATTGAATATCCGTTCTATTTGCGAAAGTCCAATTGCATTTTTATAACAATCACACCTTCAATTTGCGACGCTCTTTTCACAATGCAGTTAGCGCAAAGCAATCCGTCTTTCTTTGGATTGATAAGTTTCCAATCCTCATCCGGCATCGAAACATCCAAGCCGAACTCTTCGTATGACTTACCACAATCAAGGCATTTCGCTTCCAATTGATCTCCGTTCTATTGCGGTTGCGGTACTTGTCGCGCCTGTTCGTTCATTCTCTCCGCTTCTTTGTGTCCACAATGCCCGTACTTATCCCAACAGTCAACACAAAGCCAGTCAAGACAATACCAACAAACCTCCGCGTTGTCTTTTTCTATCTCCTTGTGGCAGCGACCACAGAATACAATGTTCATTCTATTGTTTCACTAAAATAAACGCGCCGAACTTCGGAAACGACTTAGCGGGCGCGGCTACACCGACAGGGGTTTGTACTGTCCTATTCGCCGCCTGCATGTTGACCGTTATCACGCCTGCCGTGATAGTCAATGTCTGGATGTCCGAGAAATAATCTTGCGCATTGTGGGCTTTCACAGTTCCCGACTGCCCGAATAGAGCCGATACATTTACATCAATCGTGTTTGCAGATGAGCCGTTGTAAACCGTCAGGTTGGCGCGGTTGACATCGTACTCATTCCCTCGCACAAATGCCGCGTCCGGGATGCCCGCGCCGTAGGTGTTGGTCGGATAGTCGCCATCCGTCCAGCCTGAGCGAGTGCCATAGAAATAATTGCTTCCAAATTCAGTAGGTACGCAGGTCGTCAGGGTCAGCGCACCGGCTCCTGTCGGGTTCACGAAATAATTCCCGTTGATCTTCGCATTCGTGACGGTGTTTCCCGATCCATATCCGACGCGTGAGGTTCCGTAGATGTAATTGGATGTCAGGGTTGGGTTACTGAATGGCGCATTGCCTCCAATGTGGAAGTCAAAACAGTTCGCCGCATTTCCAAATATCGTATTGCCGATTATTGAAAAGTCGTCCATATACGCGGAGCCATAGGCGTGGATGCCATAGCCCCAGTTTCCCCAAATGATATTGTCTTTGATGGTCTTGACCACCCCGGCGACGTTCTGCGTATACAGCCCGTGATTTTGCCCGGGATCTTGCCGCCCATTGAAATATACAAGGTTGCCATAAAACAAACCGGGCTGAACATTACGCCAAAACCCGCAACCGCTCCCCTCTGCATCATGGATAATGCAGTTGATGACCGAGATTTTCCCGCTCACTCCGGACGTTTCCAGCCCTGCCAGATTTGTGCCGTCCTGCGCGGAGTGAGTGAACTCCAAACCCTGAAAAACTACGCGTGAGTTTTTTGCCCAAATGTGGCCGTCTATAATGACGCGCTCCGGCGATTGTCCCGGCTCTTGATATGGTTTTATGGTTATTGGCCTGTTGGTTGTGCCGCCTAGATAACTTAACCACTCCCCTGTATATGTCCCGGCGCGCAGCCAGAACGTATCGCCCGGACGCACCGCTGCCGGATACGCTAAGGCTGTTGCCAAATCCCAGGGGTCGGAAATAATGCCTGTACCGCTCATGGCGCTACATACCATTCCTGCGTTTCAAGGTCGCCACCTAAGTAAAATTTGCCATAGCAACAGAATTGAGTGTAGCAACCTGCCCCGCGCTCAACGTACCGAGATAGAGCCACAGAGCAAAAATGCTTCCAGCGGCGACGTTGCCATGTGGATCACCGAAGTTGTTCACCGTTCCCAGGAATAGCGGTATGGTTATATCGGGAGTGCCGTATGCAAAGTTACCGACATCAGTCCCATTAACGTACACTTTATTATTAGCAAGCAGGATCACAGCCGGGCTCGAATAAATTGAGCCAACAACGGGATAACCATCTGCACTACCATATTGCACATACGATTGAGTTTCGGTCGCCAATGCCGCTAAGTGGACACCGCGCTGAGGACTGGCTTGATTGTTGCCAAATAGATAGCCGTAAGCGGTGATCACATTTGTCACGATCATGACTGAAACCGGCGTAGTGCCGGGGGTTATGCCTGTGTCGAAATATTTATTCGCCGCCCACGCGCTCCACCCGTTAGCCTGTGAATGAGTAGGAGAGCCTACGCCGCCCAAATCGTATGTGCCTGGATTTATGAGATTGACCCGACTTGCGGCGAGGTTTGCCGCCAGGGTCGCATCATACACAGCGGTAGGAGCGAAGCCAGGAGAGTACCAAGCAGAGACGAAGTTTTGACCAGCCAGATTTTCGGTCATAGCAGAAATGGAAATGCCGGTAAAAATATATCCCGTCTTTGTTGCTGTTAGCGTGCCACTGGTTCCTGCCGGGATGTCTGATATGGTGTATGTCCCGTTCGCGGCTGTCACCGCGCTGTATGCCCCAAGTGCCACGGTTGCGCCTTCGATGTTATTCACGCCGTCGGTCACTAAGCCGGAGATGGTATAAGTTACAGGAGCAGCCGCGCCTCCGCCCAGCACACCCGAAGTAATCAGTGTTGCAGGTCGTGTTCTAGGCATAGTCGCCTCCAAAAAGAAACGTTATTCTGTTCATCGCATCCTCCTTCATCTCCGATAGTAGCTCGGCAGTGGCGTGCCTGGAGCCAGCTTGGTCCACCAGCTGAGCGGCGTGCGCACGTTTTGCTGCGTGGTCACAAATGGGAAATAGGTATAGATGTCGTTGTCTCCCATGTCCTGGCGCCAGGGGCGAACGATCCCGTGATCATACGGACCATAGGCGAGCCTCTTGGGATCGATTTTCCAGCGGACATTCGTGCAGATCACGAACATCTCTGGATAATCCCAGGGAGTGATCAGGTAATCTTCCGGACGGATCTCCTGCAATGTCCGTGGCGCTGGCCGGCCGGGTTTCATGGGAGGCTCCCTGGTCCCGTCCATTGCGACGGGATACATCCAGGTGCCATCATCCCAGCCGGTGTGGATACTCAAACAGGTGCTTCGGAACTTGTCCGTCGCAGGGTCCTTGCTGTAGCCCACGTTCCCGGTGAGGTAGTTATTGCGTTGCGACCCACTGGTGATCCCGGTCCCATTCATGAATGATTTCTCGTCTCCCATGAGCGAGATAACCGCGCTGAGGGGCATTCCCATGTTGATCGCAACCAGGTGGAACTGCCAGCCTTTGGTGAACCATACATCAGGCTGGTCTACTGGGGTAAGTGGCACGACAGCCGGGCAACCACCGGACGCGCAGGACCGGGCGCCTCCCCAAATGCCGAAATCATCCCGCAGCTGGTAGAGCTGAACTGCAGGGGAGATCACATGGGGCGCGCGCTGGACGGTCGTCGTGACTGTGACTTCCTTCATTCCGGTTTCAGTGTAGTGGTGATCGTCTGGGAGATATAGCCAGGCGAGGCGAATGTCTGCGTGATGACGATATCGTCGCCGGGGGAGGGAGGCGGGTTGGTCGGGATCGTGCCGATCTGCGTGATCGTCGCGACCTGCCGTCCGAGGTGGACCTGGGCGATGTAGGCCGGCGCCGGCAGCGCGGTCCCGTTGACTTCCAGCACTTCCAGCCAGATATCCCCGGACTTATTGACCTGGACATTGTTCTCGAACCTGTCCTCGGCGATCGTGATCCGCCGATTGCCATAGGCGAACCGGCCGTAAGGCAATCCGATCGTCAGCTTCGTGTTGCCGGTGTCTGGCTCGGGGCGAACGGAGGAACCTTCCGGAAAGAGAGGGGTGATAGAAAAAATGTAATCGGGCATAGGGTCTCCAGTTGTGAATAGGAAGCGCTTTCGGTAGCTGTCCAGATCGCAGCAATACCAGTTCAGGTCGATCTCCTGGGAGCTGGCACCATACAAGGGTCCGTCGCCGCTGGCGGTGTACTGCCAGAAGAGCAGATCGCGCTCAGTCCAGGGCGGGGGCACACGAACCAAGCTCATCACCGCATACCAGGCTAACCAAAGACTGAACTGGCGAAAGAACGGATCGTCCCCGACGCGCTTCAGCCACCAGTAGAATCCGGTGTAAACGGCAATGCGCTGGTCGGGCAATTGGGAGAGGCGCTGGAACTCCAGGAGGAATTCTTTGAAGTGGGCCTTGGTCCCGAAGGGGCCGCCATAGGACTCTTCGAGGTCGGCGACGTGGACGAGTTCCCCCGGATCTTCACGGATCTGTTCCCACCAGAGCGCCGCCTGCTTCTTCGGGTCTTCGCGACTGTCATAGAAGAAGTAGGAGCCGCGCGGCAGGCCAGCTGCTTTAGCCTTGCGCCAGTTCTCTTTAAAGCGGACATCGACCCAAGTGCGCTGGCCGGCCCGGATGATGACACCCGCGATTGCCTCCGCCTTCATCTGGGCGAAGTCGATCTCCTCCTGCCAGAAAGAAACATCGGCCAACTTCACTTGCTGCTGAATGGCGATCGTCGAGGCGAAGAGCGTATCCGGATAGAGGATGGCAGCGAGGGCTTCTTCCTGGCGCGAGACAGATCTGCCCGCCTGCATGCCGGGGCGCTGGCCCTGGAGGTAGGGAACGATGGAACGGATCGACATTAGGGTTCCTTGACCACCTTCAGGAAGAAGAGATCTACCAGGCGCGGATCGAAGGTGCGCCCCTTGCCGCTCTGCATGAAAGTCATGGCAAACGTTGGGGAGAACGCCGAGCGGTACGTGCGAGTACTGGTGAGGGCTTCATACGAATCGCAGACCGCCACGATCCGGGCCGCCAGGGGAATGGATTCCCCCTGCAGGCGGTCCGGGTAGCCGTTTCCATCGTAACACTCGTGGTG